TATACGTTTGAGGAATTGCCCGATGTGATCGAACCGTTACACGCTAATGGTAAAGGAAACGTCGAACCCGTCGGAATGGTTCCACCTCAGTGGAACAATTATGTACGAGATAAAACGGATCTGATACCGTCACCAATCCATGGCAAGGCTTGCCCTGTCCAAAAAGAGCCCTCCGTGAAATCGCTTAAAGATGTGCGTATTAGCGAAGAGGCGCGAAAAGGCGAGGAACCGATTTGGAAGAGTTTTAGTCAATATTTTGATCCAGTGCATGATATCCCGAGTGAATTTTGTCGCAAAGCCCACATTGCTATCGCTGCAGTGCTGTCGATTATCCAACCGACCAGAGCGCTAGAGCGGCGAGTGTTAAATGAGGACGAAGTGCTAAATGGAACTCGAGATGGAACGTTTCCCTCCTTGAACATTCATACCTCTGCTGGTATGCCCCAACGATTATACGCACCCGGAAAACCAGGTAAAACTGCTTTCTTTGTGCGCGAAGCTGATGATCGGCTATCGTGGGGAACCACAGAGGCTGCTCGTAAATTCAAACGAGATTACGAGTACTATGAAAATTGTTTAAAGGTGGATGTCGTTCCATTTGTAATGCTTACAGAACAATTGAAGGACGAAACTCTAAAATTAAGCAAGATAAATGATGCAAAGACGAGAACGTTTGAAGTGTTCCCGGGACCACTAGCTTTAGTGTACCGGAAGTACTTTGGCGCGTTCAATGCCGCGATGCAAAAAGATTGTGCTGACCGACCTATATCGGTTGGCATAAATCCACATTCCGTGGCATGGAAGCTTCTCTATTCACGCCTGAATAAATATGGCGGAAAAGTGATAGCTGGTGATTATGTCGCATGGGATAAACGCCTGTGCGGCCAAGCCATCTATGAAGCTGTTGAACTCGTCAATGAATGGTACGATCTCGATGACTCGATTTCGCAAGCTGAGAAAAAGGCAAATGCGAAAGTTCGGCTTTTATTAGCGGTCATCTTGATACATTCAAATGTTGTAGTCCAAAACATCATGTATCAAACAGAACAAGGCCTTCCCTCAGGTGTCCCAATTACGTCCGTTTTGAACTCAGTTGCGAATTGGCTGTATTTGTACGCAGCTATATTCCAAGTGTTGGAAGAAAAGGGCAAAAATAAGATGCTGCCGCATGAATTGAATGATCATGTGGAGCTCGCTCTCTATGGTGACGATCATATCGTCGCCCTGGATAGCGAGTTAAGGGAAGATGTAACATTCCGCGATATCCGTGATGTATTTCTCGGCCGTCGTGTAGGTTATACAGACGCAAATAAAAATAAATATTCCGATTTTGATTTTGAAAACTTGACCGATGTGACCTTTCTCAAAAGAAAGTTTGACGTGCAAGGAAGTCGTGTATACGCCCCTCTCGATTTAGTATCAGTGGAAGACCAACTTAACTGGATCAATCGCAATAAAACGATGAACGATTTTGCGATCTTAGCCCAGTGTTTCCACGGTTTTCAAATCGAGGCTCATCTGCATGGAAAACCTTATTTTGATCAGAAGATGAAAGACCTGCGCGCCGCACTGAATGAGTGCACTAGCGAATTGAAAGCTGACGCGTTATGTCGATTGTCAAATTCTGAGTATAGCGATCATTGGTCACAGTATAATGACCAATATTCCCAAGTTTAATTAATCTATTTGTGAACACGCTATTATTTATACGATGTTTGAGGTGTCCCTTGAAG